AAGCCGACAGCGCTTGACAATGTGCGGCGATTGCAGTGGGAAACAAAAGACGGCCGACGCTTTCAAAGTTCAAAGACTCTCGTCAAGGGCAAGACTGTATGGAGCATTCAGGAGCAGTCCGGCATTCAGGGTGGTGAAAAGTCGCTGGAAGACTTGAAGAAAGAAAAGATGGCGGAAGAGATCGCCATACTGCAACAGCGAAACAGGGAAATGGAAGAGAACCGCTTCCGTGCTTGGTGTGATTGTCTGACACGTGCCAGTGAACGCGCCGCGATGAAATACGCCTCTGTTCCTCTTTCTTTGCGGGTTGACAAAAAAAACTCTGAAATCCTAAATAACGCAATAAAAGAAGTTTTTACAAACATATCTGACTACCTCGCCGAGGAACTGAATGACTGGCGCGAAAAAAATAAATAACTTTGGATTAATGGCGGGGGCTTGCGTCCTTGCGGCCATACCATACGCACAGAGCGCGGGGTATTTATCTCCGCTTGACTTCTCAGCAACAAACATATCATTCAAGTTTGACGTATCGCGGCGACAGGAAAACTTTGATATATCTTATACGCCTTACCTGAAAGATGTTTTGGAACAATGGGATTTTCGAGGGAAAGGACATCGTGAGGTTGTCTGCATGGCTGTGGAACAGACCGGCAAGAGTCTGTCATGGCAGTTGGGGATGGTGTGGAGCTTCATATATGAGCCTTGTCTTTCGATGGTGGTATAACCGAGCGACGATAAATGCGATGAGATCAACCGCGCGAAACTCCAGCCCTTAATGCGTTCAGTTCCGATGCTTGCCGCCGGACTTGATCAGCCGAAAACGAAAGCAAAAAATCGCTACAACTTTCCGAGTTTCATTTCATATTTTCAAGGTGCGGTTGAGCGCATAAGCGCACATTCCGCGCGTATCAGGATTGCTGATGAAGTTGACGACTGGCAGCAGACCGATGGCAAAACAGAATCGCCGAAACTTGAAGACCTGCGGAAACGCGGCCGCTCGTTTACTGATTCTTTCATGATGATGGTATCAAGTCCGAAAAGCGAAAGCCCGATAATTTACCCGGCATTTATGAATACATCACAAGGCTATTGGCATTTGCGCTGCTTGAAATGCGGTGGCCTGACAATGCGGAGTTGCGACGTTCATAATCTTCAATTCGAGTGTGAATTGTTGGAACATAACGTAAAGCGGCTGATTCAAGGTTCAGAGCGCCTTATCTGCCCGAAATGCAAGCATGAACACGTTTATTCAGACTGCCGCGAGATGAATATTAACGGCGGTTTTGTCCATGTCGCGCCTGAACTTGTAGGCAAAAAAACAGGCTTCCAGTGGGGCGCTCTTGCTTCACAGTGGGAATCTCTTTCATGGTCATATATCGCGGAAAAACAACTCATAGCCGGGCGTTCCGGCGATGTCAAGGATCAGACCAATTTTGATAATTCAATACGCGGTTTACCGTTCAGACCACGCCGAGCGAACGAAGACACGAAAGAGGCGTTATTGAAGCACTGTTCCGAGCCGCCAGACCCGGCAACCGTTGAAGCGTTATTCCTGACCGCTGACACGCAGGATGACGGATGGAGGTGGGAGCTTAGGGCACTTGATATAAACTGCAATCGTTATCAGATCGACTACGGCAACGCGGAATATATCGACCTCGATGACGCAAAACGTAAAGAGGTAAATTCTGCGCTTCAAGCAGAAAGTAAACTTCTTGGACAGCCGTTTGTTCCTGTCAAAACTCTCGGCGATGTCCTTCGCGCTGGATGGAACGGCATACCTGTAACAATCGCAATGGTTGATGAAGGCGGACACCGCAAGGCGGAAGTTGACGCATTCGTCAAGGCAAACGCGCGGGCATTCAGTTACAAGGGCGGATGGAAAGGCGGCTTTGATTCTGGCAAGGCGTGGGCATGGAGCAAGAACCAGCCGAAGCTTATCCTTGCCCGCCGTCCTGATTTTCAAGATGCATTGCTTTATTATCTCCATTTTCAAAAGAACACGGAGAATAATTATTGGTATCTCATGCCGCGCGAAAAGATTTCAGAGCAATATGTCGATGAACTTCTTTCCGTGCGCGAACGCCCGAATATCCGCGAGGGACACCTCCGGCAGAACTGGGATCACGAGGGGCGTAAGCATGACTTCTTCGACGTATCGATGATGTATCTCGTCCTTGAGGATGTTGCAATATCATGTCTCGACCTTTCGGAATTCCGGCAGAAAAAGGCGGAAGTCCTTTTCCGTTCCGACGAGGAAGAAGCGCCGGAACCTGAAATTGTCACGCCTGAAAACGGAAGCGGCTTTGTGTCAAACTGGAAAAACTAGCCTCAAAAAATAACGCGGTTGACAAATTTTCCTTTGGAAAAAGGGAGATACCGCGCATGCTTTCTTCATACATCCAAGCAGGGACTTTGTATAAATATCCTGCCGACACCGGCGCAAAGATCACTGCGAACGACGGCACACATGTAATCAGCATTAACGAGTCTGACGGTTATATCACATTCGCCGCCTCTGCGACTTACACAGCGGGGAAATATCGATATGTCATTACTGACTCAACCGGAGCAATCACGGAGTCGGGCTATTTTGAATTACTCCCTTCTCTTGCTTCGGGCGACGGAAGAACCGCAAACCAGAAAATACTCGACATTATCGACGGTGTTATAGCCGGGCGCGTCTCTCAGACTCAACTTTCCGTATCCGTCGGCGATAAGTCGATACGCTACCTCACACATGCGGAACTTCTCGAAATGCGCTCTTATTACGCTGAACTAGTCGAAGCCGAAGCCGCCGCCCTGACCGGCACGAACAATACAACCTTTTATGCGAGGTTTACTCAGTCATGATCGAAAAACTTTTTTCACGTTTCGGCTACGAAAAGAGGCGATTCGCCGCCGCAAAGATGGATAGAACAACATCCGATTGGGTTTTATCGACCGTCAAAACAAACGATGATATAAAAGCAAATCTTGAAACCCTCCGTATGCGCTCCCGTGACCTCTCAAAAAACAATTCAGATTACCGCAAATGGCTGTCCATGCGGCGGAAAAATATATTCGGAGATCATGGCTTGCGTTTGCGCATGAAAATCCGTAATCCGAGCGGCGAACAGGACACCGGCGCTAATACGATAATCGAGGGTGAATTTGCTAAGTGGGGACGCAAATTCGGCGGTGGTGTAAGCGTTGACGGCTTGCATTCGTGGAATTCTTTTTGTGAACTCACAGACCGCGTATTTGCTGTCGATGGCGAGGCTATAATCCGTAAAGTTACAGGTTACGGCGGTTGGCTTTTTTCACTTCAGCTGATAGACCCCGTCCTGCTGGACATCGGGTATAATCTCCAGCGCACGCAATACCAGAATGAAGTTGTAATGGGAGTTGAACGCGATGCATGGGAAAAGCCCGTCGCGTATCACTTCTTACAGGATGTTGATGCTTGGGGAACCGCCACGAGCCGCATACGTATTCCAGCCGATGAGATCATTCATTTATTCCGCCCGGAATTTGTTGGGCAGGCTCGCGGATTTCCTCTTGCCGCCGCCGCGATTCTCGATATGAATATGTCCGCAGGATATCGCGAGGCAGAACTCATTGCCGCACGTGTCGCCGCTTGCCAGATGGGTATTTGGGAGCGTCCGGCAAATGCCACCGGCAAAATGAAATTTGATGAAAAGGAACAGGAAAAACTTGTCGTTGACATGGAGCCGGGGAAGTTCGGAATTGGACCCGGCGGATGGGTGCTGAAACAACTTAATCCAACGCACCCCGGACAGAATCTTCCGAGCTTTTTGAAGACAATCATGCGTTCAATTTCCTCCGGACTTGATGTTTCTTACAACGATTTCGCAAACGACCTTGAAGGTGTGAATTTTTCCTCGCTCCGCGCCGGAACTCTTTCCGAACGCGATTCGTGGAAAATGGATCAGCAGTTTTTTATTGAAACATTCTGCATGCCTGTTTTCGCCTCATGGCTAACGATGCTTTTGCTCTCAGGGAAAACGAATCTTCCGTTGTCGAAATTCGATAAATTTTTCCAGCCTGTATTTATCCCGCGCCGCTGGGATTGGGTTGACCCTCTCAAAGACATCAAAGCCCATTCAGAGGCTATTGATCTCCGTATTTCCGCGCCGCAGGAAGTTATCGAGGCCGCCGGACGCGACCCCGAGGAAGTCCTCGAAATGATAGCTCAGTGGAACACGTGGCTCAAGGAATACAACATCGCCCCGCCTCAACCTAAAACCCCGGTTGACAAAAATTCTTTAACCAAAAAGGATGATACTGAAGATGAAGAAGAACAATAAACTTGACCCCTGCATACGGTCAATGCCGTTCAACACGGCGGACAGGAAGATCGACGAAGAAAAGCGCACGGTCATCCTGCCGTTTTCGTCGGATGCTCCGGTTGAACGCTGGGACGGCATGGAAACACTGCGGCACGATGTGGAATCAATCGACTTTTCACGCCTGAACAACGGCGCGGCAGTCCTTGAAGATCACGGCGGACGACAGATCGGAGTAGTCGAACGCGCATGGCTCGGTGAAGACAATCGCGGGTGGGCTGAACTCAGATTTTCTAAATCTTCAGAGGGCGAAATCGTATGGCGCGACATCGTTGACGGCATACGTCGCAACGTCTCATTCGGTTATGCCCGCAAGAAGATCGAACGTAAATCAGAATCAGCAAACGAATACACGGTTACGCGCTGGATGCCTTACGAGGTTTCGATAGTTTCGGTGCCAGCCGATCCCACTGTCGGGGTTGGAAGGTCAGCGGATGACACCGCCGACTGCGGCGAAAACAACCGAAGCGAAGACACTGACAAAAGCAATCAGCAGAACACCGTTTCAGAATCAAAAACAACTATTTCAAAAGGAATAAGGACAATGGACACAAACACAACTGTTGATGTGAACGCGCTCCGCGCTCAGATCGAAGCGGAAACACGGGCAAAACTCGAAAACGAACAGAGAAGCGAAGACTCGCGCAGGAACGAAATCCGAGCAATCGGCAAGCAGTGCGAAATGTCCGCAGAAGCGGAACAGGCCGTTGAATCAAAAATGACTGTTGATGCATTCCGTAAACTTGCGCTTGAGAATGCCGTTGCAAAAAGAAGCATTCAGGCAAGCAAGCAGGGCGGAGAACTCGGGCTGACACCGCAGGAAGTCAAAGAGTTTTCATTCCGCCGGGCAATCCTCGGTCAGATCGAAGGAAGCGGCGTAAAGGCTGATTATGAGCGCGAAGTATCACGCGCTTATGCTCAGAAGATCGGTAAGGAAACACGCGGTATTCTCGTGCCGCCGGATGTGCTTCTTGCGGGGATGGAAAGAACATTCAATCAGACGACCGGCGCAGGCTCAAACCTGATCGCTACAAATCTGCTTGCAGGTTCGTTCATTGACATTCTCCGCAACAAAACCGTCGTTGCTCAGGCTGGCGCAATGATGATGCCCGGACTCACCGGCAATGTCGTAATACCGCGTCAGACCGGGGCGACAACCGCGTATTGGTTCAACTCGGAAAGCGCCGGTATTACCGCCGCATCAAATCTTACGATTGATCAGGTCCCCCTTTCGCCGAAGACCGTCGGAGCATACAGCGATATATCCCGTTCGCTTCTGAAGCAGTCTACGCCCGCCGCTGAACAGCTTGTCAGAAACGACCTTGCCTCGGTTATCGGGCTGGCAATCGACCTTGCGGCACTCAAAGGAACAGCCGCCGACGGACAGCCGCGCGGCATAACACTGACAAGCGGAATCAACTCGGACAACTGGACAACTCCCAGCACACCGACATGGGCGGAACTCGTCGCGATGGAAACGGCTGTTGACCTCGCGAACGCGCTTGATGGAAACTTTGTTTACGTCATGGGCGCGGCTCTCAGAGGCGCATGCAAGACAACTGTCAAAGCAACCGGACAGCTCGGCTGGCTTATGGGCGACGATGGACGCATAAACGGCTACAATGTCATATCCAGTAATCAGCTCGGAACGGGTGAATGTATATTCGGACGCTTTGCAGACCTGATTATAGGTATGTGGGGCGGTCTTGACCTTCAGGTCAATCCCTACATCGAAGCTCTCGAAAAGGCTGGCGCAATCCGCGTAACGGCGCTTCAGGATGTTGACGTTGCCGTCCGCAGACCGAAGTCGTTTACGTTCTACGACAACGCCGCCGCATCCTAAAAACTAACCCCCTCACCGGGGAGCGGAGTGTTATGGCTTGCGCTCCGCTCCCCTCTTTTTTTAGGCGGAATTCATGAAAAAATACATCGTAAAACATTCGGTCAGGCTTGACGGGAAACTTTTAAGAGTTGGCTCAGTTGTCGAGCTTGAAAGCGTCCCGTCAGTCCTTGCCGCAGATTTCGAGCTTATAGGCACATCGCCGCAGGCGCAGGAAACAGTAACAATTATTCATGAAAATAAAGATCCTTTATATCGCGTCGGTCTGTTCGTTACAGGCAAATGCAATATGAATTGCGCTCATTGCTCGCAGGCTGAATTCAGGGCGAATCATGGAGACATGGAACTTGATACCGCAGTAAAGGTAATCAACGCCGTTAAAAACAGCGGCAGAAAAATGGTGTTTAGTGTTACCGGCGGCGAGCCGACTTTATGGCCGCATCTTTACGAAGTTTTCAAGTTGGCAAAAGATGCCGGATGCTTCACCGAAACGTGGCTTTTCTCGAACGGCTCAGACTACGGACAAGTCGAGAGGCTTATCGCGGATGGATTGCTTTCAAAGTATTACACGAATGCGGCAAACTGCCGCCCCGCTTGTCGTGAACTGGAAAAGAAATTCCCCTCAAATGTTTTCATATCCGGCGGCGGACATTTTCCGCTGATAAAAACAGCAGTCTGGAATTCGATTCCGGCGGCTTGCAACTGTCCCGGCGTGGCGGTTCAGGGTAATCGCGTATGGGCGTGTCCAAACTTCTTCTCAATAATCACTCGTCACAAGCTCGACATGGAGCAGTATTCCAAGGCGTTTTCCTGCTCCGTTGATGATGACTGGATTTCATTCTTTGCGGATAACGAAACAAAAAAATATACAAGTCGCATGTGCATGTTCTGCGAGGCCAACAAAAAATGTCAAGTGGGGGTAAGTCAGGATGAAAAAATTAAGCGTTATAGTAGCGGCATTTAAGGCCGCGCCTTACGTCGGGGCAATGCTCGAATCTTTCGATAAGTTAAAGCCTCTGCCCGGCTGGGAATATGAGTTGCGTATCGGTGTTGACGCTTGTGATGAAACCGCGCGGGAGCTTGACATCCTCGGCGTGGAATACTGGAAGACTCAAAGGAATGTCGGCGCGTATGTCATGCGTAATTCTCTTATCGCGCTTTATCCTGCCGATATGTATGCAATCTTCGATGCTGACGATATTCTTGAACCTGATTATTTTTTTAAGCTCATTCCTGAAGCCGAAAAGAGCGGATTTTCGTGCAGTCATAAACGTGTGTTTATGGACAATCAGACACTCGAGGTTAATCGCGGATATGGTGGCGGACAATGCGTATTCACGAATGAACTTCTTGAAAAGCTCGGCGGCTTCCGCTCTGATCGTGTTTCATCTGACCTTGATTTCACACTCCGCGCGATGATTTCCGGTGTGAATATTTCAATAGTCCCTGAACCGCTTTGGCATTACCGCAGACTTGCTACATCCCTCACTGGAAATCCTGCAACCGATTGCCGCAGTTCATACCGTGCGGAGATCGAGGCACGGCAGGACATTCTCCGGTGTTCCGGCAATATAAAAATCACGCCCGAAAAAGAACCTGTTTATAAAAGTATTCCGTGGGAAAAATCAATATCGCCGGAGCGCGTTTCAATAATCGTTTTCACGCCTGACGGCTCATGTCCATACCGCAAACGTAATTGGGAATGGCTCAAGCCGTCATGGCTGGGCTGGGGATTTGAGGTCATTGAGATAACAGGACAATCCGGCAACAATTTCAATAAAGCGATGCTTGCACATGCCGGTGTTGCGGCGGCTCGTGGCGATGTCTTGATATTCGCCGATGCCGATGTGTTTATGGATCGGCGCGGACTCGCCCGTGCAATCGGTGCGGTATGCTCCGGCTCTTTCGGCTGGGCGGCTCCGAATTCGCACGTGTGCAGATACACCGATGAGGAAAGCGAAGCGACGGGAAACGGCGGCGCGGCGATACCGTCAAACGCTCCATACATCGGACAGCTTGCAGGTGGCTTATTCGTGATCTCACGAAAATGCTGGGATGAAGTCGGCGGAATGGATACGCGTTTCACTGGCTGGGGCGGGGAAGACTCCGCACTGTCAATCCTGCTTGCCAAACGCGGCGACGGGTGGAAGCCCCGGAAAACTGAAATCCTCTGGCATTTGTGGCATCCGGAACAATCCTCCAAAATTCCGGGCAGACACAAATCGAAGAACAACGCGAATAATGAACTTTTGCGGCAGTATCAGGACTCCGCAGTGGTTGACAAAAAAAATAATGAGAAAGGGGCAATCAACATGGAAGTCAGAATCACAAGCGGAACGCGGATAAACGGACGGCACTGCGAAGCCGGAACGGTTGAGAATCTTGATAATCAGACGGCTTTCAATCTCATACGCTGGGGGCAGGCTGTCCCGGTTGAGAATGAAGGACGGAAACGCGATTCTGAGGCGGTGAACACACAGCCGGAAATAACGGAAGTAGAAGAAGTCACGCCGCCGGAAAACACGCCTAAAATGAAGGTGAAAAATGGCAGTTCTTCTAAACGCAAATGACCTGTTCATTCCTGAATTTAGCGAAACGGCGACGGTGAACAATGTTCCCGCTGAAGTCATTGCATCGGAGTTGTCGGCTGATATTCAGCTTGCGGCGGCAGGGGCGAACCTCAATATAGACGCGTCAATAATTGTCCGTATATCGGTGGCGGCGGAGGAGGGGCAGATCGTTTCATTTCGGGGCAACTCATACCGCATCGCGAAAATAGACACCGACTCGGCGAATATCACGAAACGTCTTTATCTCGAAGCTCAATTCGGAGGCGGGTGATATGGCATTTATCCGTGCAAATGTTTCAGTCAGTCTTGACGAACTCAACAGGTCAATCGAGCGTGTCGCAAAACAGACAGACAAAAGCCTTGACTCAGTCATAACCGAGGCGGGCAGGATGTTTGCACGTTCTTCAGGAAAAGCAATGCCGCCGTCCGGCAAATGGGGACATCCGGCAAGAGCAAGAAAACGGCAAGTCTTTGAAAAACACGTCGGAACATACTTCAACGAAGAACACGGAAAGTCTGAAGATATTGAGGGTAAACGCCGCAAAAATCAAGACATGATGTATGGGCTTGTGTTCAAGCAGGGGAAAAAGAAAATTCAAAAACATTACTGGCAGAAAACACTCGCAAATAAAAAGCGGAACATACTTACTCGCGGCGTTGCAAAGGCTCAGTTTTGGAATGTCCTCGCACTTCAAGGTGTATCAAAACCACGCTCGGCATTTGTCGGTGTAAAAGCTGAATCGGTGGCAAGGGCAAATTCAGGAATCAAACGCGGACGCGGATTTCTTCTTCCTTTTGTTGACATTTCCTCCTCTATAAGAACCGCAGAAGGTTATCGCCCGTATGCGATGGTGCGAGGACTGAACGACGCGAAACGAAGCGTCCGGGCATGGGCGCGGCGGCTTGAACAGGAACAGAAAAAAGCATGGAGATGATATAAATGATTGACGGCATAACAACTGCTGTTATAACCGCGCTTGCGGGGCTTTCCGGCTTGTCCGGCGTTGCCGTTGTCGCGGCTTATGACAACTCCAAAAATGTTGAAGATTCAAACGGAAAAATAGTCATCGTCAACGCGTCATCCGAAGTCATGTCATCGCTTGCGAATGGAAAACCTATGGCGTGGCGCGTGAATCTGAATATATCCTCGGAAACACATTGCGAGGCAGATAAAAACGGTGCAATCCGCAAGGGGATGTCCGCCGCAGTTTTCGCGTGGATGAAAAGTCTTACAAGCCTCACCGTCACAGGCTATCGCCTCGATGGTGTTTTAGATGTAGCTGAGGGGGAAACCGGGCAATCCGGCGAAAATTACGCAATAAGAGCTTGCACAGGCACGCTCATAATCAGCTCAACAACCTAAAACACAGGAGAAATAAAAAATGGCGACTTCATTCGGAGTTACATCAACGGGCGGTTACGGTATCCTTCAGTCTCTTTCGGAGACAGGAACGCCGGAAATCGCGGAAGCAAGAGCGGCAACCGGCAAGGTTCAGGAGATGAAGGCTTACAGCGTCACAAAAGAAGCTACCGCAGAGGGCATTTTTGATGGCGACAGCATAGCCGAACCCGGCACACAGCTTGCAGTCGGAAGCGTTACAGGACTCATAACGAACATTCAGACGAACGAGACGAATACCGACTTCAAACGCGTATCCGTCACGGTTCAGAAGAAGGACGCGGCGACACTCAGCGCATACTCCTGATGAAGTGAGTCATGGCAAAGAAGTATACACGCTCACAGCTCGATAAGCTGAATCTCGACAAGGAATTTCAACGGCGCGTAGGCGAGGACAAGATTTTAAAAGCCCTCGTCGAAACGCCGAAACGGACACGCGACGACAGAATAACGGAGATGGCTCTTGCGCTCGGCGGGACTGCCTCGTTAGGCGATTACTCAATACCCGCACCGACCGCAGGAACCTTGATGTTGTTAGGTGTTCTTGAATCGCCCTTGCTGGACTCGGAAAAGTCGCCGCGCCTGATCGATGTTGATATTGCCTTGTGGATATTTGTTAACGGTCTTTCAGGCTTAAAAGGCGTGGGCGGCATGGATGACATTGAGCGTGTTGCCGGGGGCTTATGCGTCAAGGCTGGAGTTAATGCGGCGGATGCATGGCGGCTTATGTCAAGAATGATAAACGAATCGTTTACCGCGCTCGAACGCATACCGGCGGACAACATCCCGAAAGAAAAAGAAAAATGCCGTTTTGATTTGGCGTGGTTCACAACCGTATCGAGTCGAGTGGCGGAGGCGGCGAATATCAGCGCGGATCGTGCCGGATGGAAAATGCCGCTTGCGCTTGCGAGTCATTATCTTGTCGCACTGCATAGGAAAAACGGCGGCAAGGTTTTTGAGCCTAACAAGTCGGCGGAAGCGATGAAACGCCTGAATGAACTCATGGACGAACGCATAGCGGAGATGAAATACAAATGAGCAACATGATAGTCAGGATCGGCGGCGACGCTACAGGATTCAAGCGTGCGCTTGACAGCGCAAAGGGTGAAGCTGTCAAGGGCGGGAAAAGCATTGCGTCAGCGCTTTCGTCTCCGCTCGGGATGGCGATGGGCGGCGCAGGTGCGGTTGCCGGAATTATCGCTTTCACTAAAGCGGCGGTTGATGCCGGGGACAAGATCGACAAAGGTTCTCAGAAGCTCGGAATATCAGCGGAACAATACCAGCGGCTTGACCGCATGGCGGGTGATGCCGGGGCGACAATCGAGCAGGTCATTCCGGCATTTTCGCGCATGGCAAAAGTTTTGCAGGGTGCGGACGAGGAAAGCAAGACAGCGCAAAAGTCGCTTGAACGCCTCGG